ATTTCTGTGTGTAAGTTGTGATCAAATAATCCACCTGCTACATCTCGAATTTCTTCATAGCTTCTTTGTGTATTGGTAGCAGTAATTGTGCCATCCGCGTCAATAGTAATGTTTGTTCCTGCTGTAAGAGCAGCAACAACATTTACTGTATCAGTTACATCCGCCAACTCTTCAATACCATCAAGCTTTGTTTTATCTCCGTTGACAAAAGCACCTTCAGAAGGCTTAGGCTGAAGAGTGGAAATAGTAACGCCCTTAACTCCAGCTAAGTCAGTTAGCTCGTCGTCCATTAGGGCACCGGCAGTTCTAACATTTGCTGTATCTGTTACATCTGCATTATCTTCAATAGTGGATAGTTTAGTGCTCATGGCTGCAACATCTGCGCCATCAACTGTTCCTAGTAGAGTCAAGTTGCCCGAATTATCTAACTTCATTAATTCGGTATAATTAGTAGCATCCGCATTTGTGGCATCTCTGCCCCAAACAAAACTGTCCCCGCTACCATTATTGTTTGTATCAACAATAAAATCCATCGAAGCCACGCTACCTAAAGTAGTGCTATTAGTGCCGATGGATCCATTATCATCATCAAAGTCTAAGAAAGAGTTGGAACTAAAAGACGAGCTACTATAAATATCTGACCTGATATTTCCGAATGTTTTGATTCCGGTAAAAGTTTGAGTACCTGATAAATGGGCTGTATTTGAAGATAGATAAGCATCTGCAATTGGATCGCCTTGCCAAATGCCTGCTGTAACAGTACCTACTTGAGTAATTTCTAAAGCATTTATGTCTGCTTTAGTTTGATCGTCTTTTGCATTAGCTTCAATACCATCAAGCTTTGTTTTATCCCCGTTGACAAAAGCGCCTTCAGAAGGCTGTACTTGATAGTTAGGATTAGTACTAGGAACCCATGAAGGAGTTTGATTTTCTGCACTTATAGTAGCTTCCGTGCCACTTACTACTACATTCATTCCGGTAGTAAAGTTTAAAGATGAAATTTCTGTTGCTTCAGTTGTTCCATCTTCTTTTATGGTGATTTCGGGAGTTGCAGAAGCATTAACAATTGAGTTTGCATCAATAGTTACTCCTGAGAGTATAAGATCCGTACCATCAAATAGAACGTGCTTACTTGCTGTACCGAAGACCATTTTGCCTCCGGTAAGATCCATAAAGGCACCGCTCTCAGTTCCCGAAGGAGAAGCATTAGCGTCTGGAATAGTACCGCCTTTTAACGTACCTGCTGTAATATCGCCCATATTTGCTGTAAGAGCAGATAGTGTGCTTGTAGTAATATCCGAAGCACTAATAGTTGTTGCATCAATAATTGTTGATACAATACTATTTGACTTAATGTGAGAAGATTGAATTGTAGAAGCAGTAATCAAAGAAGATACAACAGAGTTTGATGTAATCATATCTGCATTAATACTGTTTGCTGCGATCTCATTTGCACTAATACTGTTTGCCGCGATCTCATTTGCACTAATACTGTTTGCCGCGATTTTATCTGCGTTGATTTGGTTTGCTGCAATCTTATCCGCTGTAATTGAGTTTGCCGCGAGCTTGTCTACAGAGATTGCTCCGTCTGGTACCTCTGTGGTTCCGTCGTCTCCTGTAGTCAAAGTAATATTATCAACTATTGTACGAAGAGTTAAAAAGCTGTTCAGCTTAATAGTACTGCCCGTCTTTCTAATTTTTGCAATGATAGTATCATTAGAATAATCAGGTCTAAAGTTGGCTCTATATGCTGTTAGTGAAGACTTTGCCGTATCAAAAACTTTATCTATTATAAGTTCTGTATTTGATACAACGTCTACAACTACGGCTCCGTCGGCTCGACCCGTGGGAGACGTAGTATTTGCTAAATTAAGAACATCTCCTACTACTACGCTACTTAAAAATCCTGAACCTGTTACAATACTACTGTTTGCCGGAATGCTTACACTACCAATAGAAGTCCAGCTGCTTGATACAGGGCTGTTTCCTGTTCCTGCATCATAGTAAAAAGCAGAGGACAAAGACTCTGTATCATAGTATAATATTTGTAAACTAGGTCCGCTAGAATCTAAATACACCAGATAATCTTCGTCTGCACTGATATTTGCTATATTTTTACTGCCTGTAAGAGTATAGATTGTCTCAGGATCAGAAGGTGGAGAAACTTGAGCATTAGCTGCTTGAAATTGAATAGTATTTAAAGCTGTAAGAATAAGCTGTGCTGAAGAAAAAGCGCCTCGAGGAATACCTTGAGCAACACGAGGAATAGCCTCCTCATAAACATCTAAGAAAGTATAAGACACACGGGCGTAGGGAGAAAAGTTTCCTCCTGTAGAGACCGCTCGAACTTCAAAGCTTAGTCTATCACTAGTAATTCCTGTTAATCTCAAGAAAGTATCTGAAGTTCTCAGAGGGTTTTCTATGTCAGGAATATTGTGTCGAACCTCATACGCATCCACAAAGTCAGAAGTACTAGGCTCCCACTCTACTTTTATTTCTTCTCCTGGCTTATCAGGATCGGATTCTAAAATTACTCGAGGACTTGTAGGAGCAGGCATTTCTGATTCGCCGTCTCGAGGTTCTGCTTCTACATATACCGTAGTTGGAATAACTCCAGTCTCGTAGCCGCTGTCAACTGCACCATATTTTTCATCATAGTGCTCAACCGCAGAAAACCCATACTCATTTGATTTATCTTGATTTATGGATAAGACTCTATACTTTTTGTAAGAGCCCACAACATCGAGTCCGTCTTTGCTTTCTTTTAGTGCCCAGATAGTGTTTGCTACGGGGGTGGTTCCAAATCCGGAGACATCAATTGTATTGGTAGTTCCAGCAGAAGTTGTAACTGCATTTTCTTGTACATAAGAGTACTCTTTCCACACTACAGGAAGTAACTGGTACTCATTACTTAAATCTTTGTAAAATGCATTAGATGCTTTTGCTTCAGTATCTAAAGTCACTGAAGCATAGGCAGAGCCATTATGGTTGTATAAACTTGTGGTAATTCTGTCACCTCTAGAATATACAGTACCTCCTGTTGCTACCTGATTTCCATTATTGTCGAGTCTAATGTCCGAAGAACCAACATAATAAACTGCGGGCTCTGTAACTAAAGTACTCAAAGTATACGTAGATCCTGCGTTCAAAGTTACCGATCTATCTAATACTGCTGCTGTACTTGTCCCGGAAGATAATCTACCGCTGTACTGAACGCCTTCTCTATCTGCGTCTTGAACATTAATAACATCGCCCGGCTTAATATAAAGAGAGTTAAGTGCAGACTTAAAGCTAACAACTTCAGTTTGCTTTTGAGCAGTCCATAACTTCCATCTACCGTAGCGAATAGCTTGCGCTTCAGAAGTACATCCAAACGCAACTACTTCTTCAGTTATAATTCTTTTATCACGAACAATTGCTTCTCGATCTTCTACAATAAGAGGCACCGGCTCATAGTTTGCTGCAGGGTCGTTCCAAGTAACAATTACTTGGTTAGACCGAGTCTTAGTACCTGAAGATTCGTACCCAAATTTTCCGTCTATTACGTTACCTTTTGTAAAGTTATAAACAGGATCGGAAGGAGAGTCTTGAACAGGAGTAAGTTGCCCGTCCATCCAATAAAGCATTCCCGTAAAAGTACTTGCAAAATCTTTTAGTACCTTGTATACATCTGTAGCTTTTGTAAGAAAAATATTCGATCTGAAGCGAGGCTCTGTGCCTCCAGCTCCATTGTCTACAAGCTCATCACAATATCTTGCAATTCTATACAAAGAATACTTATCAATGTCTGATTCTTGTATCCACTTTCCTGCCCCGTAACGGTTGTTAGTTACAATATCATAAAATACCCAGGCAGGGTTATCAGTATACTGTAGTTCGGTTTTAAAGGTACCGTCCCAAAATTGCTCATAAACTGCTACAGGGTTTCCGTTACTATCTGTTTGAGTAGAATATTCTCGAGGTGTATAAGTGCTAGGAACTTTTACTTTAAGTCCCTGCATAAGATACGACATTTTGGGAGGTTCTTGATATTGTTTTGAAGAAAAAGAAGTAGAAATTAAAGAAGTATAAGGATACGATAGTCTATCTTTAATTACATAACCAAGTTGATCTATCTTCGACTTTGCAATAAGCGTCCACTTTTCTTTATCTGTTACCCCATCACCATGCCCCGTGGCATTAACACGAAGACCAATATGTCGAGTTAATCGAATTACTCGTATCTTAAAGCTGTCAAACGGTCTATACTGGTTTACTCCGAGAATATGATCAAAAGAATATGCTGCATTTGTGCGGCCTGTGTGCTCGATGTAAGCGCCTTCTCGTGGAAATGCATTTTCCCAAGCAGAGTCGACATTGTCTAATGTAGTTTGAATCTGAATTAAGTAGCGAGCATACGCAGGATCTCGACGGCCTTTATGATTATTCATGCTTTGTAAGCCGCCCGGATAAGTAATACGAATACTAATTTCATCTACTTCAGGGCGTTGCGCGGCAGTAATACCAAAAGCTGTATCGTTCAGTACGGTTGCTGCATTCGCTACATCGTCCTGAGAGTCATTTGGAAGTCCAGATTCCATAGAACTACCAATAGACCCGTCCTCTGGAACAGGACTAATTCCTGCTATTTCTCCCGTGCCTATAACTTTTAGTTCGTGATTGGCGGTTTGAGTTGCAGAGACCGCTCCACCAACTCCTCCGATCTCATTAAGAGGATCTTGGTAGCGATGCCCTGGACGAAACTCTACCTGAATACCATTAATTTTACTTGCACGATAGCGGTCTCGAGCAGCAGCATTTCCTGCTCCGAGTTGAGAAGGAGGAATCTCAAAAAAGTAAGTACCTGCCGCAGGAGCGTCCCTTAAAGTTATAACACTTGAGCTAGTTATACTTTGAATAAAAAATCTGTATGATATTCTTAGCTCATGAGTTTCGTTAACATCAATTACATCCGTTACTCCGTTAAAAACAAAAGTACCTACAGAAGTACTTGTCTTAAAAAATTCTCCTTTTAAAAGAACTCCGTCTCTTTTTAAATACGCAGTTCTTAAAGCAGTGCCTTGTGTGTCCCACGCATCATCGCTAAAAGGAGTACCAGAGGCCGCAGTACATGTTACAGATCCTGTTCCACTAGTACCGGTCGGATTAGAAAGTGTTACATTTGTTTTCTTATAGTCTTTTAGGTCTAAAGGACGTGGTCGTCTATCACCCAGGTCTAAGTCAATAGGAATTGAAGCACCTACAATACCCGTATTTGTAGCACTACTTCCGTCAAAAGTTAGCTTGCCTCCAGAGGTTCCTTCAATTGGGTTATATCCTCTTACTTTCGCATCTTCAGAAGCTACATCATTAAAGAATACAGATGATTCTCCGTTTTTTAATCCGCGCACAGGGCCTTCACAGAGAACGTCTGTTCTTGATATATTTTGTGAGCTTACGCCGTACTTTGCTGCCATTTTTATCTTCCTAGTGAGTTTGCTACTACTGACCAGTCTATAGTACCTGATCCACCCATTGGTGCGCTTGCACCTCCTGCACTTCCGCCTGTGGCTCCTCCCGTTTGCTGATCGTATGATTGTCCATTGCTTTGATTAGAGGTTGCTCTTTGGTCGCTATTGTAAAATTGAGTTCTTTCGCTTCTTGTATGGAAACTTACTGTTCGTCCCGGAATACGTAGTTCTCCGTATAGTACAGGAACAGGATCTCCTTCTGCTATGTTTTGTTTAGAGCCTTGGAATATATAACTTTCATCTTGTTCGTTGTCTGTGGAAGGATCCGGCGCCATCATTTGCTGTAGCCCTCCGATAGCAAGGTTGATTCCTAGTCCTAGCCCTACTTGCGCTAGCGCGCCGAAACCCCCTCCAGCACTCATCATACCCCCTAAAAAAGATGTAATACCTCCTACCCCTGATCCTAATAAGGCGCCTGCCGATCCAAGACCTCCTGCAAGACCTCCGCCTCCTGCTGCGCCTAGTGCAAAAGCTCCCATACCTGCCGTCATTACAGTTACTGCCACTGCTGCAAGAATTTTTGCAGGGCCGCTTTTAGAGCCCGCAGGAACGGGAGTAATAATCATGTCGCCTTCTTTATAGATAAGTAGTGCTTCCGCTTCACTTTTAATTGGTTTTCCTTCTACTTCAAGTATAAATCCAATATTTTTTTCGTGACACTCTTGAAGATATGGCATAAAGCCCGAAAAATTACATTTCAAGCATCGAAAAACATCCGTAAAAGAGTCTGCGGCCATTTGGAATTCTTTTCCAAAACGAACTCCCATTTCTCCTTCTAAGTATACATTACGCTTCATGTCTATAAATTCCTACAATATGCTTTCTCCAGAAGGGATACAGAGATTCTCTGCAAGAAAGTCTATTTACTGCATGATGAAAAAATACATCATTTCCTAAGTATATTCCACAGTGGTTTGGCACCTCTGCTTCTATTTGAAAAATTAAAACATCGTTTTTTTGAGGAGTGTCTACTTTAACTAACCCCCAGTTTTTTATGTTTTCTTCTGTAAAATAATTTAAATCTTTTAGCCACCAGTCATCTTCAAAAAGGTCTCGAGGAGGAATATGTATTCCTTCTGCTGCAAGCCAATCTCTTGAAGCTTCAAAACAGTCTGCAGTTGCAAACTTGTATTCTCTGCCAAGTAAGGGGTTTACATTTACTTTGGGTTCCAATATATTTAGTTCCATACCAGGATAGCTAAAAATATAGTAAGGTATACCTAAAGCATTACAATTATCTATATCTCCTTCGCTTGGTGTATTGTCTGCATCTGGATGATTATGAACAATTCCTATAATATCCATGCTTCTTTTATATTTCATGTAGTCTGTAGAAGACATAATAAAATCGCTATCGTCTTCTGCTACATTTTCGCAAGGATAGTACTTTTTCTTTCCTTTTACGACTCCTATAACTCCGCACGCTTCTCTTGGATACTCTGCTTCAAAATGTTTTTGTATCTCTTCTATCACTTAAACTTTCTCGATCCGGGGAATCCACCAAAAGGCAAAGAAACTGCAGTATTTAAAAAGTCATCTGTGTTTCTACCTTGAAAACGCTTCTTACATCCTGTAAGAGTTTTTGAACACACATCCAGCCTCTTCCAATAAGAAGGGTGTTTAGTAGGATCTTTATTAGCAGGAACTGCTCTCAAAGCTTCCCATATTTGAGTGTGTCCGTCTCCTGTTGTCTTAACTTTAGCATCCTCGGCATAAGTACTGGAGTTAGACCATGCGGCTATAGTAGAAATATCACGAGTAATTAACTCGTCTTTTTCGTTAAAAAATCTTCCATTACCACTTAAAGGCCAGTTACACCCGCCTTCATTATTTAAAGTGCCTCCTTGATACCTCCAAACACAGTATCTACCAATTACTACTCGACCCGGAACTTTTACGCCTTCAACATCAATAGGGCTTGCAAGCTCAAACTCCACCATTATACTGTCTTCTGATGCTACTCTGTCAATAATGTATGTTTGACTAGGAAACTCTACGGGTGAAGCGCTAGGATGTGCATCTGTACTTTTATACGTATTTGAAAATAAAGTTCTTCTGTACTCTATTCGAGTATTTAACAAGCTTTCGTTTTTATATATCCCTTCGTCTACTAGAATAGAATAAAGCGTTTCTTCGTCTCCAGTGCCGTCTTCATTATTTGAAATAGATCTTGTTAAAGTAGGAATATTAGCTACTCTTAAAGACGGGCGAGGACTAACTCCTGCTCCATTTATTTCTACGCCGTCTATTGAGACGGGAATAGCAAAGTATTCTTTTAACGGATACTTGTTATAAGTAGCAGAGTTTGAATCTGTATCTAATGTTTTACTCGGAAAGTAAATATTAGTAGTTCCGTCATCTAGTCCATTAAATATGTACACCTTTGCTCCACTCGGCAGAGTTACATCAAATAACTCTACGTAGGCGTCGTCAATTTCTTGAAGTTGTACTGTATCAATTAAATCTGTCATGATTAAGGCTCGTAAACTCTTCTCAATTCGCAACTTAAACTATGATTAGTTGCTTGTCCATAACTTATATTATAGTCATCACATACGACTTTAAGTGTGCTCGTAGTAAGGTTTCCACTACTAAACTTATCTGTAATTACAAAGTCAAAGCTTTTACCAGCACTGTCATCTAAAAATGCAGCAATAAGATTTATATCTGCGGCATCCCTATTCTTAAAAGATATACTAAACTGATCTTGTTTTGTATTAATACCGTCGAGCACTCGTTGCTCATATCCATCACCAAACTTTGCGGTAAGAACATTGTGCTTAGATTTTCTTGAAAGTCCTCGATCTGCTACTGCTTCGAAAGCGCCTGCATTTGATACGCCTTTTAGTGAGTTCACTTTGCTTGCAGAAATTGTAAAACTAAACGTAGCCATTATGCTGCTCCATGCTTATTAAGGATTCCGCCTGCTCGCTTCTGATTGTGAAGCTCCTTCTGTACTGCGGCGGCAATGACTTGTCCAAGATTTTCGCCCATTGCTCCGTTTGACGAAGACTGTACTTGTCCATCAGTAGAAACGTTTACAGTAACATTATTGTTTTGCATTCCGCCTCCATTCCCATTCATCTGTACAGGAATAGAGTTACCGTTTGGAAGAGGAACTACAGCTTCTCTGCCGTGAAGCATTGCAAGGTGTCCTGAATTTGGACCATCTGCGATACCGCCTGTAGCATACCCGGTAACCTTAGAGCCATTATTCATGATTCCTCCGTTCCTAAACCCAAACAGACTCATTATGCCTCCGCCCCCTTGCCCAAACAAGCCTCCAAGAAGCGTATCGAATACTCCTCCTAAGTTTCCGAATAAATTTGTAAACATATCTCCCAGGCCAGATAAAAACGGAGATTCTCCGGAGAATATTGCACCCATGTCCCCTGTGAAGTCATCGAACAAACCCTTTAACCCAGAGCCACTTGTACCAATAGTAACATCTTCATTTAAAACATCGCCGGAACCAAATTCTTGAGTGCCTTTTTGACCTCTTTTCTTACCAATTAAAGCATCCCAGAATCCTGTTTTCTTTTCATCCATTCCTTCTTTTACAGAATCAGTGTCTTTTTTCTTGTTTAATACTTTATCAATAATATCATCTTTTGACCCCATAACTCCCGCGTCTTCTCCACATTTTACACAACAAACATAAAGAGGGTTGGAGGGACTATGGCCAATTTCACTACCTACTCCCGAACCTTTACCCATTAGTCCTGAGAATAGTGACCCAACCGCACCTGTAGCTACTCCAGAAGCAGGAGTAGTACTACTAGGACTAGAACTTGTACCTGTAGCTATAGTTGGACGTGCTGTAGTAGTTGTACCTTTTGGAGGAAATAGGAAGTTTAAAAAGTCTTCTACCATTCTGTCCATCATAAT